GTACCTGCACTTAAGACACTACGCCAACGTGTTGAACAGGCAGCACAGCGAGGTTACGTACCGGGACTTGATGGGCGTAGGCTCAAGGTCAGGTCTGCACACTCAGCACTTAACCTATTGATCCAAGGAGCAGGTGCTGTTATATGTAAGCAGTGGCTGATACAGATCGTGAAGATGGCAAAGCAAGAGAAGCTAGACGCCAACCTTGTTGCCAGTATCCACGACGAGTATCAGTTCGATGTCAAACGTGAACATGCAGAAAGGTTTGGTGAGATCACCAAGAAAGCTATGAAAGAAACTGAAAAAATTCTCAAGGTTCGTTGTCCCTTGGACAGTGAATACAAAATAGGACGCAACTGGAGCGAGACACATTGACAAGTGTAACCCTGACAATTGAAGACTATGACTACGCCAACCAAGTTGCTGACAGGATTTATTCTGAATCCAGACGGCAGGGACTGTACGCTGGTGGGGCTGTGGGTTATTACTCACGCCGCAACGAAGTGACAGGCGTACTTGGAGAGATAGCAGCAGCAAGGTTCCTTGGTATTGAGTTTGAACCAAACATAAATCAATTTAAGAAACCTGATGTTGCCAACCTACAAATACGATCAACACGCTATCCCAATGGCAAATTGATTATCCGTAAGCGTGATCCTATTGATGATCCTTATGTTCTTGTTATCATACCCGATAACGAGACTGCTGTAATGGCAGGATGGATTGATGGCAAAGACGCAATGACAGAGGAGAACTGGCATAACAAGGACAAAATCAAACAGGTGCTTGGACCCGGCGAGGCTGCTTGGGTTATCTTTCAGAACCAACTCAAACCCATGACTGAACTGGAGATACAGTAATGTCATACCTAATCCTAACCGTGGAGACGCTCGTGCTACTTGGCGTATGGTTTAACACGATCCTAAACTTGAAGACATACATGAAGAACAAGAAGCGTACTCGTGATGATGACGACGACTATTCTCAATACGATCTATTCTTTACTGGCGAAGCTGATATGAGAGAACATGAATCAAGATTCGATGGTTGAAAAAAAACTGTTGACACCCCGAAACACAACGAGTACTATGTATACCTCATCAACAGCCACCGTTGAGTGGCACTACAAAGGAGAAAGTAAATGACTGTAATTTCTGGAACCGCTTACTGGGCATCTGTTGTAACCCCTAACACCACGTTTGATTCAGATGGTGTATGGCAGATCGACGTTTGTCTAGACGATGACAATCTAGCCAAGGTTCATGGTGACGGACTTAACGTCAAGAACAAGGGCGATGATCGTGGTAACTTTATTACAATCAAGCGTAAGGTTCGCAACGCTCGTGGCGATAGCAACCAGCCACCATCTGTTGTTGATAGCGAGAAGAAGCCAATCAAGGACATGCTTATTGGTAACGGTAGTAAAGTGAATGTAATGTACAAGCCTTATGAGTACACCTATCAAGGCCGTGCAGGTAAGAGTGCGGACCTTCAGGTTGTACAGGTTGTCGATCTTGTGGAATACAGTGGCACAAAAGCTGAAGATGCTTTGCCTGTCATTGATGGTGGTTACAAGCATGACACAGCTATCTCTGAAGATGTTCCTTTCTAAGAGATAGTACATTCACGGGGCTGCGGTCACGATATAGAGCAGCACATCAGCTTGGAGTGGGTGGGACCAAGCTTCAATAAAAAGAAAGGCATAACATGTCAGAACATAAGTCCATTGAAACCGTGGTTGAAGATATATACAGCCTCTTCTCAGATGAGAACGAGCGTGTCGTATCTGATGCTGATATGGAAGCCTTCATTGAGCAGGTCTGTATGTCAGTGCGTCGATCCATTGAAGAGAAGCGAGACAAAAGGGCCAACCTAAGACTGTCTCTTGTGGGGCAACCTGATCGTAAGATTTGGTATGAAGTAAACCAAGCCCCACAGGAGACACTTTCTTCAAGCACCCGTATCAAGTTTTTGTTTGGAGACATTCTTGAAGCACTACTTGTTCTACTCACTCGTACATCAGGACATGAAGTAACGGATGAACAGAAGGAGGTTGAGGTCAACGGTGTGCTGGGACACATTGATGGTAAGATTGACGGTACACTCGTTGACTTCAAGAGTGCATCACCCTTTGGCTTTAGAAAGTTTAAGTACGGACACTTAGCGTCTGATGATCCGTTTGGATATATCGCACAGATTTCTTCCTATGCTAAAGCTGAAGACGCAAAAGAGGCAGGGTTCCTTGCCATTGATAAATCCAATGGTGAGATTGCCTACCTACCAATACATGATCTGGAGATGATTAATGCTGAAGAACGGATTGAGAAAGTTCGTGGAGTTGTTGGACATAGCACTCCTCCCGATAGGTGTTATAGCGATATTCCTGATGGCAAATCTGGCAATCGTCGTCTTGATATTGGCTGCGTATATTGTTCTTTTAAAAGAACTTGTTGGAGTGATGCTAACAACGGTGAAGGACTTCGCGCCTTCAAGTATTCAAACGGTGTACGCTACCTTACCGCAGCTCAAAAGCTTCCTGACGTTGAGGAAGTTCCTGTGGATAGTCTCGACTAATGCCAAGAAAACCTGCGAAGCGGTCTTCAAAAAGAGGTCTAAAAAATAAGAAGTTTAGATCGGGTTCAGAGGTAACTGTTGCTGAGTATCTTCTTGAACTTGGTGTTGCCATCAAGTATGAGACTGAACGCATCGAATACCCTGTCGTTACAACCAGAAACTATACACCTGACTTCCTGTTACCTAACGGTATCTATCTTGAAGTTAAGGGATGGTTCAAGGCTCATGACAGGATAAAGCATCTACGAATTAAAGAGGCATACCCAGACCTTGACATACGCTTTGTGTTTGACAACCCAAACAAGAAGCTAACCAAGGCACCCACCGGAAAGACATATGCTCAATGGTGTGAGAAGCACGGCTTCCTCTACTGCAAACTAGCTGATGGTATCCCAAAGGATTGGCTGCAGTGACAGACATCTTTATTGAGATTGAAGACTACATGCAGGAGATATCCTCTCCTGAACGTATCTTATTTATGACGGTTATCTTACAAGCGTTGCTTGATGCGTCCAAGCCATCAACAACAAATGAATCTGAACGCGCCAAGCTAGACAGAACACATGCACAAGCATGGTTCTTTGCCAGTGTAGGCGTAACTGCTGAAGACTTTGCAACTGTATGTGATATGGCAGGTATTGATCCGGGATATACACGAAGCTTTGCATACAAAGTTATACGCAGCAAAGAAGTTAAATACACAAGAAAGAAAATAAACTCTATCTTGTCAAACATCTAGAGGTAACAATGACACAGTACAAGTTCGATGAGAACCTGTATCTTGATGAGATACAGGACTACGTAGACGCGACTTATTCACAGCACTACGCATCAAGTAAGTACCAAGCCACCGATACAATCCTTGATGCTGATTATGGCGAAGGATTTTGTATGGGTAACATACTGAAATACTGGAAAAGGTATGGAAAAAAAGATGGAAAGAACCGTAAGGACTTGCTCAAGATTATCCACTATGCTATTATCATGCTTCATGTCCACGATACCGCCAATGAAAAGGAGTAGCTGATGCCTCATTTCCGCTCTAACGAAAACCCTATGTTCCGATCCAAGTTCAGTGAGGATATTTTCAAACATAAGTATGCCCATCATGGGTGTGAAACTTGGTCGGCACTAGCTAATGTTCTAGTGGATGATGTGTGTCAAGACTACATGACCCAAGACGAGAAAGACGAACTCAAGCGTATGGTTACTGACTTGAAGTTCATTCCGGGTGGACGCTACCTATATTATGCAGGTCGCCCCAATAAGTTCTTCAATAACTGCTACCTCCTACGTGCTGAAGAAGACACACGTGAAGACTGGGCCAACCTATCTTGGAAGGCTGAGTCCTGCCTAATGACAGGTGGTGGCATTGGTGTTGACTACTCTGTGTACCGTGAGGAGGGCCGTGTGCTTAACGGCACAGGCGGTCTTTCCAGTGGGCCTATACCCAAGATGCAGATGATTAACGAGATTGGTCGTCGTGTCATGCAGGGTGGCTCACGCAGGTCAGCTATCTATGCCAGTCTTAATTGGCAACATCCTGATGTAACACAGTTTCTTGCCGCTAAAAACTGGTATGAAATGCCAGTAGGTAACACAGGATTTACTGTTGGACAAATAAAAGAGCAGGACTTTAACTACATTGCTCCGCTGGATATGACAAACATCTCCGTCAACTATGACACTGCATGGCTTACTAACTATTGGAAGACAGGAGAAGTAGGTGAGGTATTTCGGACAAATGTTCGTCAAGCCCTATCAACCGCCGAACCGGGGTTCTCTTTTAACTTCTTTGATAAAGAGAATGAAACGCTACGTAATGCTTGTACTGAGGTAACATCTGAAGATGACTCAGATGTATGCAACTTGGGTAGCATTAACATGGGCCGTATTGATAGCCTTGAAGAGTTTACTCAGATCGTAGAGCTAGGAACCAAGTTCCTTCTCTGCGGAACCTTACGTGCCAAGCTACCTTATAGCAAGGTGTATGAAACACGTGAAAAGAATCGCCGCTTGGGTCTTGGCCTTATGGGTATGCACGAATGGCTGATTAAGAAAGGATACCGTTATGAAGTTACCCCTGAACTACATCAGTGGTTGGGAATCTATAAAGGCATTTCTGATAGTGTTAGCCGTGACTTTGCTGATGCTATGTCTGTTTCCCGTCCTGTGGCTAACAGAGCAATTGCACCCACGGGTTCGATTGGTATTCTGGCTGGGACTTCCACTGGTGTTGAGCCTATATTTGCTGTTTCGTACAAGCGACGGTATCTAAAAGGTCAGAACAGATGGCACTACCAGTACGTTGTTGACTCCGCTGCACAAGAGATTATTGACGTGCATGGCGTAGACCCTAACAACATTGAGTCCGCACTTGATCTTGCACAGGACTACAAACGTCGTATAGCTTTCCAAGCTGACGTGCAGGACTATGTTGATATGTCAATCTCTTCAACCATTAACATCCCCACATGGGGAAGTAAGCTCAACAACGAAGATACCGTTAATGACTTTGCTGACACCCTTGCATCTTACGCCCATCGCCTACGTGGCTTTACTGTGTATCCTGATGGATGCCGTGGTGGTCAGCCACTAACATCTGTCCCTTACTCTGAGGCAGTTGACAAACTTGGCGAAGAGTTTGAGGAGAGTGTAGAGACGCATGACATCTGCGACATTACACAGCATGGTGGTTCTTGCGGAGTATAATGCGGAGAATAGAAATGTCTGAAGATTACTATGAAGAAGTACTGCTACTTCGTAAGAAGGTTGAGAAGTTTGAGACTATTCTCAAACATGCTATGCCTGAGAAGACGGGTGCGTTCTTTATCTGCGGTGAAGCAGGTGAGAAGGATGGTATGGGGTTGCCTGAAAAGATTATGGTTTGCCCCTCAATGGGTCTAGATGGTTTTGCTACATATGTAAAAGACCAAAACTATTCTTCGCCGGGGTGGTAAGTATGTGGTATCATGGATACAACATGGCTCGTGAACCTTCCTATCTAATGGGAAGGAATCACGGGACCATCGTTGAAACGGAGTACACAAGCAGGGAACACAGGGTAATCACTCAGCTTGAGAAAGTCTGTAGTGAAAACTGTGTGTCATCGTGGAGCATTGGCTACTTCCCTGATGAGTACAAAGGAATTACATTTAGGTTTTTTGCTGATTGTGACATCGGACTATTCAATGAAGCCCTGCAACAAATTGAGGGCGGTGAATGACGGCATGTTGCAAACAGTGTAAGCTTGACGAGGACAAGGAGTATTGTCTTGGCTGCGGCAGGACAGTCGAAGAGATACGTCAAGCATATCAACTCTCGCTTATTGAAAGGAGAAAACAAAATGGAACTAATATACAAAGATGTAGGACTTGTAACACGGTGGGCTGCGAAGAAAATCACAGCAGCTAGTTTTTGGGGTTGGCTTATGCACGTCTCTGATAATTGCTATCAAGACTGGGCAAAGACCCACAAGTTTAACAGAGACCTGTAGGATTGGATGGTCCCGTAGCTCAATGGATAGAGCAACAGCCTTCTAAGCTGTAGGTTGCGGGTTCGACCCCTGCCGGGATCGCCAATTTTTTCTTGACTTACCCATATCAACACCCATATAATACCCATATCAGCGCAGACATGGCTGATGCGGTGTTCAATCTTGCTTAAAAGGAGAATACAATGAACGCACTAGTAACAATTAATCCAGCCTTCCAGTCTATACTGGACAAGATGGATCAGTTTGGTTTTGGTTTTGAAGATCAGTTTGAGCGTTTGTCCCAAGCACACGATCATTTTTTGTCATCCACTTCCTATCCCCCTTACAATATTATTAAGGATGACAACACCTATCGTATTGAGATTGCTCTTGCAGGTTTTAAGAAAGAAGATGTTGACGTTGTTTTGGCAAAGAATGTTCTCACTATTAGTGGCAATACTCCCAAAGCAGAAGCCGATAAGAACATTGCGTATCGCGGAATCGCAACCCGTAAGTTCAAAAGGTCATTTGCATTGTCAGACAACACTGAAGTAAAAGCTGCCAAGATGGAAGACGGTATGCTTGTAATTGAAATTCAAAAGGTTGTATCTGAAAAAGACCAAGAAAGAAAAATCTCAATCGACTAAGGAGGTGCCGTCTGGTAGCGCGTTGCTATCAGGCGGCTACCCCAAAGGTAAACATGACAACATTTCACACAGACAAACTCCCCACAATTTATATCGGCTATGATCCAAAGGAAGACGCAAACTATCAAGTGCTGCGTCACTCAATCCTTAAGAACACCAGTAGCCTATATAACATTGTTCCTCTTTCAATGCCAGACCTAAGACGTTCAGGACTTTACCGGAGAGCAGGTAAGGAACTGGATGGAAAGGTTGTTGATACATTTGATAACAAACCTTTCTCAACTGAGTTTAGCTTTACCCGTTTCCTTGTGCCATTTCTAAATCAGTACAGCGGCATGGCACTGTTTATGGACTGCGACATGATGCTACGCACTGACATTACCCAGTTGTTTGCTGAGTATGGATCACGTACCGATTACGCAGTGCAGGTAGTTAAACATAACTATCAGCCTAAGGCACAAGAAAAGATGGACAATCAGGTACAGACAGTGTATCGTAGAAAGAACTGGTCAAGCTTTGTTTTGTGGAACTGTTCTCATCCTTCACACTATAAGTTAACGGTCGATGACGTTAACACAAAGAATGGGAGTTGGTTACATGGCTTTGAATGGCTCAACGATAATGAGATTGGTGAAATCTCCGAACGGTGGAACTGGTTGGACGGACACTCTACAGCGAATGATCCTTACAACGTACACTTCACAACAGGGGGTCCAATTTTTTCCGGTTGGAAACCAAGCAGATTTATCGACCAAGAGTACGCACTTGAATGGAAAGACATCAGAAACAAATTAACAATAAATGAATCGCTAGGAGAACTCAATGCTTAACAGTCAACTAACCTTTGTCACATCCTTTAGTCAGGATGGCTTTTACAAGTATGCCAAGAACATGCTTGAGTCAGTTGCTGATAAGTGGCATCCCTCACTAAAACTGATTGCCTACTATCATGACTGTGATAAAGAAACAGTTGGCGCAATGCCAAGGGCAAAGAACATTGAGTATCGTAATCTAAATCTAGTTCAGGACATGCTTAACTATCGTGATCGTATGAAGGTACACGATGGTACTGAAGGTGGTAATGTTCCCTATAACTGGAGACTAGATGCAATCAAGTGGTGTCACAAGGTCTATGCAATGACAGACCTTGCATTTGAAATGATGGAGAAGGAGGCACAGGCGGGGTGGCTAATCTGGCTGGACGCAGATACAGTAACAACCAAGCTGCTAAAGCCAGACAGCTTCACCAACATTCTCCCATCACAGGCTGAACTTGTTTACCTTGGCCGTAAAGATGTTGATTACAGCGAGACATCTTTCCTAGCATTTAACCTTAACTACGAGTCACCCGGATTTATGCTTGGTGACCTACGTGGCTGTTATGATATTGGAGAAGTTACTTCATACCGTGAGTGGCACGATGGTTTTATTATTGAACGTCTGCTAAAGATTTACATTGCTCATGGCATGAAGGTCCACAACCTTACGCCCAATGTTAGTGGCCTTGCAGCGTTTGCCAACTCTGAACTATCAGAGTATATGGTACATTACAAAGGCAACCGCAAAGCGGAGATTGGCAATGATGTTGCGCCAGATGTACGCCTTCCACGTTACGAACAACTCAACACACTTATCCGACATTACAAATCAAAGAACATTGTAGAGGTAGGCACATGGAATGGTGGTCGCGCTATACAGATGGCGACTGCTGCCTTTGAAAACAGTGACACAGTTAATTACGTAGGCTTTGATTTGTTTGAGGAAGCCACTGAAGAAATGGATAAGGTTGAGCTTAATAGCAAACGACACAACACCATTGAGGCAATCAACCAGCGCCTAGCTTCTTTCCAAGAAAAAATGCAGTACGAAGGAAAGACATTTACTTTTAAGCTATACAAGGGGGACTCCAAGGAAACTCTGGCACAGGCCAAGGAAGATATTGCAACGGTTGATTTTGCATATATTGATGGTGGACACAGTGAGCCTACTGTACGTAATGACTTTGAGCATCTAAAGCACTCACCTGTTGTTGTGTTCGATGACTACTTCTCTGAAGACGAGGAGGGACGTATCCTTGGTGAAGAGTATCTTGGAACTAACCGATTGGTAGCTGAGATCAAGGATAAGCGTGGCATTGTATTGCCATCCACTGACAGGGTAAAGGGTGGTGGACATACACACCTTGCAGTTATCCTTATGGATAATGACATTGACAACATTCCACCTGAACTTACACGTGTACCTATTGTTGTTAAACCCCGTGACTCCATGCCCAAGGAAGACATCCTCCACAATGTGTACGAGAACCTAACAATCATTAAGGATTGGGACTTTGTTGAAAGCCTAACACCTAACGACAAACATGCACTAATTGTTTCTGCTGGTCCATCTCTAGACTTCGATGAAATTAAACGTGTAAAGAAAAAGTATGGTGACAAAGCCTACATCTTTTGTGTAAAGCATAGCTACCCACTACTGCTAAAGAACGGTATCCAGCCATATGGATGTGTCATTCTTGATCCACGACCACTTGACGGGACAAGCACACACGGAATTAAACGAAAAGATTTGTTTGAAAAGGTAGATAAGCACACTAAGTTTCTTGTTGCATCTATGACAAACTCCGATGTTACCAAGTTTATTATGGAAAAGTCTGAGAATGTACTAGGATGGAACGCATATTCACAGTCTCTCAAGCAAAGCTACGACGAAGGCAAGTTTAGTATTGATGGAAAACCACAGATTGCTGCTGATGCAGTCTTTGTTACAGGTGGTACGTGTTCAGCAATGAGAGCCATTGGGATGACACATATCCTTGGGTTCAGAAACATCCACCTATTTGGGTTTGATTGCGCTATTCCTGATGAAAGTCTTACTGAAGAGAAGAAGCTTGAGAAGGACGAGCAAGGTAGGCTAAAGTATATGCGCGTTGAACACAACGACAACTACTTCTGGACCACAGGTGAGCTATTGGCTATGGCGCAAGACTGTGAGAGACTATTTTCTAGAGATGATATTGATGTAAAGTATTATTTCTATGGGACAGATACCCTTGCAGGGTCTGTATTCCTACAGTCAGAGGCAAACAAGAAGCGGTCCTTTGATGACAAGCTAAAAGAATACAGCGGCTTTAAGCCTGAATATCTATAAGGAGAAAACAGTGGACTTACTTAACGCAGCTAAATCAATTATCCAAACCGTTGCCCCTACCATTGGCACTGCCGTAGGTGGACCTCTTGGGGGCATGGCAGTCAAAGCTATTAGTGAAGCCCTGCTAGGTAAACCTGATGGTACTCCTGACGAGGTGTCCAAGGCAATTGAAAATGCTACCCCTGAAGAACTTGCCAAGCTCAAAAAGATTGATGCTGATTTCAAAGTTCAAATGAAGAAGCTAGACATTGACCTTGTTCGTTTGGGTGCAGCAGACCGCAACAGTGCACGTCAGCGTGAGATGGTTGTTAAAGACAAGATTCCGGCTGTTCTAGCGGTGTTAACAATG